TTTGCAATTAAAGAAAAAGCACACCGGCAGGAGCGAGTCTCAATCCGCATGATCGCGAAAAGAGTTTGCCTCCTACCTCCGGTGCACCGTACTCGGTCTAAAATTCCGGACCCACATCACGTGACACAATCCTCATGAATCGTTCCTCAACACTCCGGCAAACCGGCTCAGATTAAGGACGTCATACAGGGAACACCTGACGTTTAGACAAAACAACAACCACCAACTCTAAAGAGTACGCGTTACCGCTTCAACGTTCCGAAAGCACTGAATGCGCATTGCGCAAACCGACCGACATTCCGAAACTAACCCGCCAGGACAAGGTCGCAAGACCTGCACAAGCAGAAGCTTATATAAATGTTTTTTGCGCAATGCTAAACTGCATTACTTTTGTATTTTATTTTGTTTTTGCGATTTTAAATAACAACGAAAAAAACCGCTACCCTAGCAACAAACGACCAACAACCGACTACCAGTAATCTTACTCGCTTAGCATGTGTTTTTGTGTTTTTGTATACGTATTACAAAGAGGTCAGGTAAGACCTCTAGGCTTGACTCTTATAGACGAGGGCAGGAACGCCCACAAAGCCCCAAGCATTAGCATCATCAGCAGGGACTCGTCTAAGAGTAAAAGACGTCGTGGTATACGGCGCCATAATGAAATTGACTGGACTAGCAAAATCAAGAACCGGATAAAATCCTCCGGTGCCAGCCTCATTATTTAAAGAAGCAGCGACAGCCCTACCCATAGTCTTCTGATAGGGAGGAACTATCACATCAATTGGCTCAACTGTAGTATCAACATAAGTCTTAAGGTTATCCGCGTAACCAGCAGTGTGGTTGTCAGTATTGACAATTCCACGACTAGTAGTGTTAAACGCGTATCCAAGAGCCCACTCATATCTCAAAAGATCATTTGCCACAAGTCTCATGGAACCGGTGGTACAAGTATACATACTACCGATGAGATCATAAAAGTCACAAAAGAAGGCCGACCGGACAAGAGCTCCGGTAATGCTTACGTTTTGGACAACGCAGTTAGAGTTAAAAGGACTGACAACTGAAACCTTGTTAGCAGTTGCAGTCAAGGTCCTATTGGAAGCTGCCTGGCCAATCAGCTCAATAGGCAACTTCCAGAGCTGCCTGAAAGACATCATTTTTTCTCCTATACACATAGTAGCTGGAAGAAGAGACGCTTGATTAGATGGCGATCCCAAATCGGCCACAACAGTGGAAGACAAAGCAGACTGGGTCACAAAAGGCGCCCAAGGTTCAAAAACGCAACCCAAAGGGGTCGCAACTTCGAAATCAGGACCACCGCAAATTTCAGCCAATATAGAAATGGTCGAAGGAACGGTGCTAGGAGCCACAAGCGGGTCAATAACTGTGATGATCAAATGTCCAATTCCAGTAGAACCTTCTTGGAACATATAAGGAGAAATATAGGGCACTGTAAGTTCAACCTCGTTCGTCTGGCGCACATCGACAACTATACGTCTATCGAACTCAGTTTGAGCTATAGTCAAAGAAATATTCGTGGCATTATAGTTCGGCTCATAGCTAAACATCAAACGCCCAGAATAGAACTCATTCTTAACAAACTTAAACCTGTACTTCAAGGAACCTCGCCAATAGCGATGGGTATTGGCAAGGAAGCAGACGGGAGGCATAACAACACCACTACCATAAGCACCAAACTCATTAGGAGTGACAGAAAAAGAAGCCAATTGAGTACCCGCTGCATAACTAGCAGTCCAAGGTAACGTCTGAAAATAAGCATAAACCTGCTTGACGAAATCATAAGACATCTCGTCAACAGCGGAATGAACATTCAGAGGGACGGGATCAATGGAGTTTGTCGACAAAGCACCCATTTGTTTTGCGGTGCTTATACCATCAACATTCTCCAAAAATTTAACTTGATGATTCCTGGTAACCATAGGAGCGGACATATCCAAGGGCTTTGACCATCCAAAGGCATGGGCAGCCTTAGCCAAAAGGCCAGCAGACCACCCAACGCCTTTAACGGAGTTCCCCAAAAGGGGAAGATCACCCAATATATTGGACGCAAAAGCAACTTTGGAAAGAACGGTTTCAACAGGACCCTTCCCTTTCCGTTTAGCCTCAGCATCACCAAGAGCAGACTGAGTAACAGTTGGCCCAACGAGCGAAACATTCTTCATGCTCGCCCAAATGGTATATCCAGCAACAGAATCGCCAGAAGAAGCTTGAAGCCCAACGTACGGATAAAGGAAAAGCTGGCCAAAGCCAACAGGGTAAGTCGAAAGATTTACGAAGAAAGGTGCGACTCCTTTCCAAGGGAGAGATAAAGTAACATGGGTTTCAGACGCCAAATCAATTTCAACATGCGGTAACTGGGTGATATTCACCAATGTCGTAGCATGCATACGTCGATAGGCGGCAAAAGCGGGTGCAGAAATAGGGATCCCGCCAGATGGCAAGAAGGCCAAAATATAACGCCCACTTTGAAACCGAGTCGCATTGACGTTTAAGGTGATCTCAAGATCAGCCTTGACGCCGTAAATGCCGTTAAGCTTAGGCGCTTTCGCGCCAGAAACTAAGGCAAAGAAAGGATCCACTGAATAAAGAGTAGTAATATCAGTGGTTGTGAACGCACCTTGGCTCAACAAGGTAGGACGTTCAAGAAAATCTATAATCGTGCCGGAACCCTCAACGTCCATAAATGGAACAAGAGGAACCGGAGATGGAACAGGCTCAGAAGATACGGCACCAACAGTGTCATCTTCAAACTTAGTAATGTTGTGGGAAGCACTTGATGAAGCTTGCTCAACATTCATGCCAGATGTTGCAGATATAGAGTTTTGCATAATGGTGTACTTGGGAGAAGATCCTGGTTTTTAGAGGCACCTGGCAGTAAAACTCCCTAGAAACGCTAGCCCGTGTAAGCATATCGTTGTAATCGAACGTCGGGATTTAACACCTCCGAAAGGTGGAGTTTATTATAGGTCTCACCCGTTACTTAAATTTAGGCCATGCCTTCATAGGCATAGCACGGAGAACCGGTGGCTGCAGAAAACAACACATCATAGCTCTCAGACAAAGGGTTCCAGTACTTTCCTTGAAAACGTTTCATCTTGGACATCCAAAAATAAAACACTTCAGGGCCATGAAGACTAAGCTCACGGAGTGCTGTATCCTGATTGGAGACAGCAATAGACCGGTAATCAGCACCGGCCCTACTCCATAAGGGCATTTCAAGAACCACATCAAGATCAAGTGGTCCAACAAAACGTCCTGGAGCAAACTCACGAAAGGAGCGCTTAAGAACCGTAGCTGCCGAAAGAGGCTCAAGAAAGTCGCGCGCAGGACCCTTATTTACATCAGTGTAAACATGTCCTTCACGCGCTACAACCTTGGCAATGAGCTGGGGAGTAAACATCTTCCTATAATAATTAGACACAGAAAAAATGTTATCATCCCCAAGGAAAAGACAGTGGACATTATCAAAATAAGACAACAATGAGGATTCACGCCAATCATGCAATTCCAACCAAGCGGTCAGAAACAACCGTAGGTTGGTTACACAATTGATTTCAGAAGTCAATGGCCAGCCAGAAGGCATGCCATCATGATATTCTTCGAGAACACTTCCAAAAACGTGATACTGATGTATAATAATACTTGTTAAAGCCTTCCGGACGTTCTTATCACATAAAGTAGCGTCAGTGTAGAACGAATCAAAGAGATCCATTGACCATTCTACAGATTGTCCAGACTGATGGTGATCAAACGCTTGATAATCACCAGCCCCAACATTGTCACCAAAAGTAGCGAGATATCTACCAATCACAGACCAGTAATCAGCGTTCTTATCATCATAACCCTTCAAAATGGTATTGAAAGGGGTACCATCAGACAAAGTCTTAATGACGGCACCGTAGTACATTTTAACAAGTACTACAATGAACTTGGGAGGTATGCTGATAAGCCTAGCCTTACCGGCTGCAACTTTCTCAACAGCTAGCCTCTCACCTTTCAAACAATCCTTAAAAGCAACAACTGGAGTTAATCCCGTTTTTGCAACATTAATAAAATTCTGAACATCCTCAACCAACGTCAGCCATTTAGGTCCAGGAACAAAACGCCCCAGAACATCCAAGCTCCAATAGTCATCACCGTTTATTCCAAACGATGTATCAGGGTACCCGGCAGAGGTCTTCCCATCGATTCCATCAAAGTGGGATCCAGGTAAACCCATAATAGCTTCTTCCAAAGTAAAGATTCGCTTTGGAACATGGTTGGCATGGGAAAGATAATGAGTACGCATAAAGTCTTTCAAGACAACGGGCAATTTGATCTTACCAGTAGTTACTGGACCAAACTTAGCCCTATTAGCTTCAAACTTATAGGGACTCACGTTAACAGGCGTTGTCTTACGCTTAAAATACTCTGGACCATCACCTTCCCAAGGTAAAAGCGTATTCTTTATAAAAACGCTGGACGGAACATCGAGATTACGTGTAACATAATCTGCAGGAACTGTTCCATGAAAATCGAGAGCGGCTTGAGTAACCATGTCGGGGAAACTAGGTTCCCTCCTTTCGGTAACACGACCTTGGTACTTCCGGATGGTATCTCCGGTAATGATCGCCCCAAGGCTAACACCAGTTTGTTGAGAACCAGCTATATGCTGAGCAAAAATCTTGCCAGCAAAACGCGTTCCTTCTGAAACTAACATGGCTCCACAAAGTCCCTTATAATTGTCGCACTGGTAAGAAATCAAGTTTCTCCTAACTTCCAGCGCTCCATTGGACAGGACTTTTTCTTCGCGAATTCCCGTAAGGTGAGACACATTAACATCATGCTGTCTCATAACCAAACGGGCTTGAACGTTACGCGAAGCTGTAAAAAGAAGAGAGGCAGCTTCATCATTGGTAGGAAACAAACCAACCAAATCGCGCTTGTCTTGATATTCTTTTTTTGGAACATCAAACAACCAAGCATCAGTTGCACAATCATCCTCATACGCCATTCTTTCAATTTCTTCCAAACCAAAAGAATATTCCTCAGAATCACTAACCATCTTGAAACGAATAGACCCAGGTTCGCGAAAATCATCACCACGATCCTCAATAATTCCAAGGGCTTCAGTGAGGAAGTGAAGAGGAGCAAGACAAGTCTTGCCAGTCACTGCAAAACAGAAACCGACTTTAACCCACTCTCCACCAGAAAGGGATATTGAAAAATCAAACATCGCCTTCTTAACCACTTCAGTAATATCCTGAGTGGCTCCCTGAGTATCCTTTATCAAGTGGTACTTAGAGAAATGACCCTGACCTATGCCCTGTGTCTCAAGAAGCTCTTCAGATCGATGAGCTTTCAAAGCGCGAGACCTCATTCTAGTATCCAAATTTTGCTTACCAGACGTGCGCATAAACTTACGCGTCTGGTTCGTGTTTTTGGCACCGAAACTTTGAGTCTCACCCAAGTAATTAAACTCGGATCGTTTGTGGTTGCACGTTGGCAACCAACAAATTGGACACACCTCATCACCACTAGGTCCGTAAACCCTAGCAAAAGTACATTGTTCGGGATGAACGGTGTATAAGGCATTCCATTCGTGCGGTAAGTGATCATAAATCTTCTTACCAACAATAACGCCAGCAATCAAGCTAACAATGCCAGCAGCGGCCATAACCCACGGATTGTCCAACGCAAACTTTTTACAGCTAGCAAAGAACGAAGTAAAAGAAGAACCAATATTAGTCAAGTTCTTCATCGCTTCAGCGGAAAAGGAAGATAATGATTCCTCCCACGTAAGAACAGGAGGGGAAAAATCAGTGGGACTCAAGGAGTTCAAAAAGGACCAAGCTATCTTAGCAGTCATACTAGGATAATCAGGATGGTCTTCAACAAACTTAACGTAAGGAACCGCAAGCTGTCTAAATGTAAAGAACTCATAAAGCATCTCAGGAGTCATCGAAGGCCTAATCAATGCCGGTTTCTTCTCAGAAAACCAAAAAGCTTGAGTTTCCATCTTACTCTTCTCAATAGCAAAAGAACCATCACGGTGTTCAGGCCGCAACAAGAA